AACCTACTCAGCCAATGGCAGCGGATTTACAGTCCGACGCGACTCTCCAACTTCGCCGTTCACCCAATATAACTGAGGAGCATGGATTCGAACCACGATAAGCAGGATCAAAACCTGCTGTCCTGCCATTAGAAGATCCCCCAAAAAAGTGCTGGATGAGACAACTGGGTTTGCTCATTCTGGGCATCCGATGGAGGCGAAACATTACTGCTCGCCACATCCAGCAGGGTAGTTTTGTGTCTTACCCAGGACATGTGGATAATGGGATTGTTGTAGCCAACTGAATGTTGCTATTGAACGCTTCATCCCATATTTGATCGTTGCCCACATATGTCTTTATCAACGATCAAATTCTAAAAAGTTGCTTCCTCTCTGCGGTGGTCACTATAGCGCATAGAAAATCGCGCCTCCATCCAACTTCACGACCAAAGAGGATTGTCGTATTGCCAACGCCAGTTCGGTTAGACTGGAACCACCCTACGGACATCACTCCGTTTCTCATCATCTGGGTAGACTAGCCATTGATTAGATGGCACGTAAGTTTGTTGCTTGCACTCTATGCTATCGACTCAACTGATTTACAATTGATTACAGTTTATTGTGATAGTTACATAACGCACGATCTTGCCTCTGGGCTTGCAAGCAACAAATTTTGGTGGAGGATGACAGAATCGAACTGTCAATCTCTGGATGCAAACCAGAAGTTATCCCATTTAACTAATCCCCCAAAAAGGTGCAGGGCTTCCACCTGCTGCTAATCAAACCTTGCGGTGATTAATCTGCCGCCTCTTTTTATTCAGCGGACTAACCCTTGCGGGCTTAAAATAGCGTGGGCTACCATTTAAGGTTTGTTCTTAACCATGCCCCCACGCAACATGGCTTACGTTCCGTTCTACCTCATATCTCAATCAGTGCTACCGAAACGGAAAAGCCTCAACACTGATAGGATGAACCCGCAAGTGCACTTGCGAGGTCACCAAGATGGCTGGCGAGGTTGGGATCGAACCAACGACAGGTTGATTAACAGTCAACTGATCTACCTCTGATCTACTCGCCAAAAAATCTACATGGTCCCGCGATACGGACTCGAACCGCAACCAACAGTTTTGGAGACTGCGATGCTACCAATTACACCATCACGGGACATTCGCATTTGGTAGGACTGGAGGGTAACGCTCCCTCTTTTACGGATTAAAAGTCCGTTACATCACTTTAATGTTTCAGTCCCAAAAACTACATAACAAAAACGTTTGGTGAACCCAAGGGAATTCGAATCCCTATTCCATCCGTGAAAGGGATGTGTCCTGACCGTTAGACGATGGGTTCAGAATATCTGCTGGTTACTAATCCAGCGTCACACTATGCTTCGGGGTGACAGTCTCCGCTGCTACGAGGCTCAGGTAACAGTCTGCATCTGGTGCCCACAGAGAGATTTGAACTCCCGACCTACTGATTACAAATCAGTTGCACTACCGCTGTGCTATATGGGCGAAATCTTTGACAACTGCCCCAACTCCCGCAGTTGTTAGTGGCTCCCCATAGAGGAACCTTACCCTGAAGACTTACTTTTTTAAAAAGCCACCAACGTGCTTGCCGTTGGTTCGTGACTATTTATTCAATAATCACTTGATTCAATAAGAAGAGTATACGTTAGTGCAAAAATAAAGAAAAGTCTTTTTTAAAGAGGGTGTGATTGAACGTGACCAGCGTACCACAAGTTGATTTTTGCAGTGAGGTCGCGAACAAGATTGTTATCGTTCTTGTTTACCGCTTCAGACAGTTCTTTTACAAACTGACGAACAACACGCAACTCGTTGGTTGTGCCACGAGGATGAACTTCAAAATCACCATTCATAGGATAACTCATAAGTATATAAATGAAATAATTGTAGCAAAAAATACAGCAAACCCAAGTATGATATAGATGTCACGTCTAGAACGTTTGTTGTTCTTCAATTCATCCCAAGTCAATTTGGGTTTCACCCTTGCAAATGGGCAAGTTCTATCTGGACAACTCGATTCTACTAATTGTTTACAAACGGGACAAAATTCCTTGTTCATAAATTTTCTTCATTGTCCTGCGTTCTTGTATGCCAGTCAAAAATGACTGCCTTCCAACTTTTTGGAAAATAGTCATACGGAACCCAAGGGGTGGTCAAAACAAAAAAAGCAATGCGTTCTTTCAAACTCATATAATCACCTTACTATTCAACGGATAGTAAGAAGCATACCTAAAGAGAAAAATTAAGTCAAGCGGTCTTTTTTCTACCGATGTTATACTTCGTGACGAGTTCCCATTCGTTTTTCTCTTTGTATGGGAGAATTTTGATTTGACTCAGTGGTACAACAGGCTCGGCTGTCATTTCTGGTTTTACAATCTTAACCAACCCCCACTCTTGGAGTAAATTGGCAATTGTATTTCTGCGCCCTTTGTCTGAATCAGAAAATTCTGTTGGTTTGCCATCAAGAGCAAACAACTCTTTAAAATGCACGATGTAGTACTTGCCTTGTTTGTGAAGAATGTGGCAAGATTGAAATAATGTCTTTTCTTTGCGTGAAGCGACACCAATACGTGTCAGCGTTTCACGGACTTTCAGGAAGTCATCCTCTGCCTTGAGGGTAACCTCTACAAGTGATTCGATTAAACTCATGGTCATCCACCTTTATCAATTTTTCTTATCTGGTTTAATTGCTCTTGAGATAGGATTTGGATGACGGACTTTGCCTGACGCATACTATATCCATAACATCTAGCAACAGCATCCAAATCACTATCTTCCTTCTTTTTAGCCCATTTGCTGTAACGTCTTTTGGGTCTTACAGTATTTATTAAATAATAATACTGCAACTTGTTATCCAGATGGTGGTTACCATTCATAGCATTCGCATGCTCAATGGTGTCTGGAAAATAAGATAGGGCGCTGTTGATCAGCCAAGGATTGTAAGATTTCTCAGCGAGTTTATCGTTCTCAGTCCCCTTCATCAAATCTTTTTTGGTGAAGTTGATTGAGTCAACAAAATCAAATGGATTCGTCTTTGACATTTTTGCTCCTCAAAACATCTGCTGACTTGTCAAGGAATTCGCCACAGTCTTCACAAACTTCAAGTTCAATCAAACCCTCTTGAACCTTCATTTGTACAATGGAAAATTCCTGACCCTCTTTCAGTTTAGCATAGCACATGCTACACTGTTTTGTTTTTTTGAAGAACATTACTTGAACTCACACTCAACCATAATCTCGGTCAAGCATGCCATCAAGTTGATGTCAGGGTTAGCAACAAAGGAATTTTGATACTGATAACGAGCAATGATCAATACAAGTTGGGGGATGCTTTTCTTTTCAACATATTCCTCACACTTGTCGAACAAACTGCGAAAAAACTCAGCAGGTTCAATATCAGCCTCACCAACCCACTTACGTAAGTTTGTGAAATCTTTTTCTTTCATGAGCCCAACCAACTTGGTCAGGCTGACATCTTTCATATTAGAAAGAATGCCAGTGTCAATCTTTCCTGTTGCTGAATAACGTTGCAGTTCATTCAGTACCCTTCGCCAGTCGGGGAAATACTTTTTGATTACCTCCGCGACAACTGCCTTCTCATAGGGGACTTTCTCACCATCAAGAATATTACAAACACGCTTCATGAACTGTTTGGCAAGTTCAGCCATGTCACCTTTCTTGATCTTAAACTCAATGACTGAACACCTTGACTGAAGTGGGTCAATGATTTTGTCTTTGAAATTACAGGTGAGAATAAACCCACAGTTCTTAGAAAATTCTTCCATGAAGTTTCTAAGAGCAGGTTGGGTGTTGTTTGTGAGGTAGTCAGCCTCATCAAGAATGACGTACTTGCGACCACCACTGAGGGAAACTGAAGAGGCAAACCTACTGATATCATTACGCAACGTGTCAATGTTACCATTGAGCGAGCCGTTGATTACGATATAATCACAACCAAGCATGTCACACATGGCTTTGGCAACGGTGGTTTTACCAACACCTGCTGAACCAGAAAGTAACAAGTTGGGGATATTTTTTTGATCAACAAATTGTTGAAATGTTTTCTTTAATTCCTCGGGAAGAATTGTATCAGCAATAGTTTTTGGTCGATATTTCTCGACCCACAAAAAGTCTTTCAACATAATATAACCTCATCATAAAAAATAAAATCACTCAGTCACTATTCTACGCCACTTTCCATTTGTCATCAAATACATTTCTCCATCAGGACCAACATTCATTGCGATCTTGACTTGCTTTTCTGTACCAGGAATAAACTTCGGCTCATTTGTACAAATTGCATAAACAGACTGGTTGGTGTTAGGCTTTGGTGCTTCCACACCATACCTTCCAGTGAACTGTAAACCTGAACCGTTCTGCCTTTCCATTTGTTCAATGGCTGCGCTCTTTTCATTGTCAGGAAGGACAGCAGCCGCAGCAACTACGCCACCAGTTGCTACGCCGCCAGCAAGCCCAAGGTATTTGAAAAAATTACGTCTTGTTGACATAATTATTCTTGATATGTCGAAGTTGCTTCAACGGCAATCCAATACTCAATATTCTTACCCTTGAAGTGAGCAAGACCACGAGGTGAAATGGATACATCATAGTCACCATTCATCACCTTAATGTTTTCACTCTTGAACACTGTGCGGAATTCAATATCAGTTGTACCAACTTCAATACTGAAAACGTCAGCAGATGTACCCTTGACATCAATAGCCTGAAGGAAAATCTTACCGCCCTTACCAGTGATGGCGAGTTCGGGGAGACCAAGCACGCCAAGAGCGCGAGTGATCTTTGTAAGATGAACTTGGGGCAAATTGAAATTTACCTTGTAGTCATTGACAACGATGTCTCTTTCAGGTGGGGCAAGGAACAGTGAAGGATCACTGAAGGTATAGTCGCAAGTTTCAGAGCCTTGACGGACAACAACATGCTTTTCCTTAAACTCAAGTTCTGGATCGTCAAACTGCGAAACAACACCAAGAAAACGAGAGATGTCATAAATCGCA